CGTCGTCGGTTGTAACACACGAAGTTACCCCAGTTGTCCATGTGGACTTCACGCACGGTATGCTGACGGGCTGCCTTTTCAGGCTTATGTCGTACCATGTGCTTGCCCTTGCGGAAGAAGTAGCGAAGTGTTCGCCAGTTCACACCGTAAATAGGATCGCTGGTATCGTTGTTTTGCAGATACGGAACCCAAACGACCGGGTTGCCCTTGAATACTGCACTACCGGAATACTTCGCAAGGTCAACACCAAGGTTGTCATTGCGACCTTCCAACAGCTTCTCAAGTTTTTCCACCACGTCATAGTTGGTGTAAAAACCCCAATCGCTGTCCCCGCCCCGCGCGAGTTCTGCGAAGTTTCGAGGAGCCTGGAAGTTAGTAAACGCAACAGCTTTTCGCCACTTAGCGAGAGCATCGTCACGGCTAATGCTGGTGTAGTTAAACGCCCAGTTCTTCCAGTTCGAGTAAGTCGAACTGGAAAGACCACCGGCACCACTGGAGAAACCACTCGGGTTTCCACCCGTGAATCCACCACCTGGAGTCGTCGTGGATTTTTGAATCCAGAACGGCACACCACTAGGTGGACGAGGTGACTGGGTATCACTACTTGGAGCGGACCACATGGCCGTTTCCATCAGCTCAAAGAAGTCGTTGTACATCGAGTGTTCGCGTACTTCGATTTCTCGGATGATGGTTTCACGGTCGCTCTGCATGGCATCTTCGTCGATGTCATAGCTAAAGTTCACGGTCTGCTTTGACCACTGCTGCTTAGCAGATTGGGTCAAATCCTTGACGCCAGTAGCGTCAACAGCATAAAGCTCACTATGCTTGGCGGTACCAGTGTTGGACACTTGCACCTTCCAGTTCAACTGGACACCACCCTTTTCTGGATCCTTGCCCTTCGCCTTGAACATTTTCGAGGCAAAGATGTGGTGCTGGTTATCCAGGGAGATATCCACCCATCGACGCTTCTTGAAATTATCAAGCGTCAAATTTACAAAATCATCTAATTGATCAGGAAGCAACGGCATAACCTGACTCCTATTTTACAAACCGCCCTATATGTCACCATTTTCCTTCAAGAAGCTATCAAAAGCCTCCTTCAGAACTGGGTTATCCACGGGGTCATCAGTCGGAACAGCGGTCTTCTTCGCAGTAGAGCCAGACCCCAATCGGCGACGGGCTTGCTTACGAACTCGATCATTGAACGACTTCCGGTTTTGGTTATCAATTTCACTTGAAAAAACAGTTCGATACGCCTGGTTGACAAGATCCGCCATAGGGGGCATTTGCTTCCCCTGCTGGTGGTACCCAGCCCCCAAGACTAACACCTGGTCATACAGCCGCTCCCTGTTCTGAGCTTCCGCACTCCCCTGCTGCAAGTCCTGATAATCACTCTCACCAAACAGCCCATCATTGCCGATGCCACCAACAGCTTCGTTGAAGCTGTCAAGCTCAGACTTATATTGGGCAGATTGAGCAATTTGCTCCTGCCCGCTAATAAACTCCTGTTGCCCCAGCAATGCCTGGGCCAGCACCGCCATCTGGCCGTCGTAATGCTGTTGCATTTCGGCGGCCAACTCATTGATCTTGTCACGAAGACCCTCATCGTAATCTTCATCAAGACCAATCTTAAACTGCTTGGCAACAGCCTGCTCTCCCTGCGTATCCTGGGGAGGTGCCTGCTGTTGTTGCTGAAGCTGCTGCATCTGTTGAACCTGCTGGTAGTACCTACCGGTCGCTTCAACATGACGACGCAAAGCATCTTCGTTGGCATAGTCATCAGGGTTTATCCCGTAATGATTAGCCCATTTCACAAGATTGTCGTCGCCCGGAGATTCATCGGGCTCCGCTTCCTGCGAAAGTTGAGGTTCGTCAACCTCCTCGGAAACACCGGAAATTTCCTCGGCATCCCCTTGTGTATCTTCTGGCTCGTTCTCCTGGTTAATTTCCTCGATAACTTCCAGGTCTTGCTCTGTAAGCTCGACCTGTTCTTCTTCATTAGTTATATCAGTACTCATCGTTTCCCCCTAATAGTTTTTGGGTGCTGAATCTCCATACCCAGCATCCCGATCACACAAACCCCGGTACCGCAAATAACTTGCACGCTGGCGGCGACTCGTGAACCGGGCTGTCCCGTCCCGGTCGAAGCTAACCCCTGTAAAGCCAGCATCCCTTGCGTCCTGGTTGAATTCCTTAACTTGCTGCGGAGGTATACCAGCAGCATCGCTTGTCAAACCAGTAGACCACCCGTTTGCACCAAAGTACCGACCACCCGCATCTCCCTTTTGACCAGGGTGTCCCTGGGGGTGATCGTGCCAACGTAGCTTGCCATCTGGATCCTTGTATAAGTATTCTCGCCTAGCCATTACGCTTGTTGCCTCCCGAATTGAGCCATTTGATCCTGGTTAGGTTGCCCCCCCTGGAGAACTTGCTGCATTACGTGACTCCTGCCCTGCGGAGTCCCCCCCGTGGGGACGTTCCTGCGAACAGTTTCACGAACGGTGTGGTTAGCCTTTTCGGGGATATCGGGAGCCGGATCCGGCCTGTCACCCTTGGGCTGCTTGAACTGAATGATGCTCTTAAGCCGAGGAAGATCCATTAGCTCCGAATACATTTCAACCAGTTCCTGCATGTCAATGGAGCCACCGCTTTCCATTAGGTTCTGCTGCATCGGCATTGCTATCTGGGTCACAAAAGTAGTAAGACCATTCAACCTTTCAGATGGAGACTTGTACTGCATCGAAAACGGTTCGATCTCAAAATTGTAATCCAGGAAGTCGCCTTCGCGAAGCTCCCCGTTCCACTCTCGTTGGATCGTCTGGTCTCCGATTTCCAGCTCCATGGGCATCTGTTTGACCTGATCAATCCACAGCAACCACCCCAGGTCCCGACATAAATCACCCGTAAACTTAACAACCCTGTACTGCATGTTAGCTTCACGCTTGCTGACAGCACCATGAATCAACCTGTCTTGCCCGAGGGTATCGGCCTGGGGGCCGAGACCCGCCATAGCCTGCAAGTTGCCAGCCATTCGGTCATACACGTCCGTCATGGCCATGCCGAATGCCTGGTTCTGCTGGTCAACACCGCCCATCTTCATGACATTCACAGCGTCAGGGTTGTCAACACGTGTCCATTCGCCATCAGACGCCTGCTCGATACGCTTGGCATCATCATGGTGTCCAGCCTGGTAGAACGGGATATCTTTCTGACGTTGGGCCTGCCTTCGCTGCTTGCGAAGCAGACCGTTGATAATATCCGAAAGAGGCTTCAGGTTCATGGCGGGAGAGATACCCATGATGTGGTCAGGAACATCACCAAAAGACAGGATGTGAAAAGGACCACGTTCAGGACCCTGCCACTCCACGACACGAAGAGGAGTCTCCGCGTTGTGAACTGGCCATGTAACCACCAGGTTTTCCTGTGGCAACCACACATCCATCAAATCAACCATTGGTTCATATTCGTCAGGGTCCCCATCCGAGCCAAGCATATTCTTGACCCCGCTGTTCATGTCGTCACCATCCCAATCGGAAAACTTGCTCGTGGGCTGCATCCCCTTGGTGACCTTCTCGTCAAAAGCAGCATCCTGGCGCATCTTCTCATAGCTCATGCGATACTTGTTCAGGGCAAACTTAGCCTTTGGCCAGGAGGTCGCCTGGGTATCGTACACAAAATCATCGAGGCTGATATTCTCGGCAAATGGCTTGCCCGGGTCTACCCACTCGTCCTCCCCCTCAAGTTCGATTAACCCAGAATCTGCGTTATATACCTTCACAATCCCGATAGCGAAAAAAGCATCCATGACCGCTTGGCGAAGAGTGCTCTCCAGGTGGATTTCCTTCATAAGGTTGCTGATAGCCATCTGGAAATGGTGCGCAAACCAGGAATATTGCGGGAACTTGCTTGTAATGAGAACTCGCGGCCTGTTGGCCGCAAGCGACTGGGCATAAGTCTCCGCTGTTTGGAACATCAGGTTCATGATCACTTCCTTGTTGGGACCACTACTTCCATAGTGCGAACCCACGTAGTCACGAACCAACCGCTCCCGCTTACGACGGAAAGGACGCAAAGCACGAGAAGAGATCTCAATCGCTTTCATTAAACGGCTTCTTTGAATTTTATCATTAGGATCCATTAGTCCCACCCATCCTTGTAAAGTTTCTCCATTCGACTCTCGCGTTCCTTGAACCTCCAGGCCATGGAACCAATAGGTATTTCACTACGGTACTCCTCCTTTGGCTCCGAAGGCCTGTCTTTGACAGCATGCCACGCCAGCGCCGCCGCAATTACCCGATCACCATGCGCCTGCCCCTTGCTGGAGTCATCAATCGTCCTAACACTCCGGCTGTGAACAACCCGCCCATCTTTGTAAACATATTGCCGACACTCTTCCAGGAGATCCGTGCTACGCAACAAGAACTCCTCTGACTTGATTGCCTTTGCCAGGGAAGAAAGCACAGCCAACTTGTTCCGCTCATTACTCCACCAGCCTGGATTCTTAGTTTTCTTCTTGAAGTTCTTATGCTCAACTTCCCGGAAGTAGATATTAGGATACTTCTGATCCAACACCTGTTTCGTGAAAGCACCACCAGGAGAACCATTGTACTCCCAAATAAGATAAGCATTATGAAAGAACCTGCACAGAGCAACCACGTAATCCGCAAAATCTCCGGGCCTCATGGTATTGGTTGCAAACTCACCAACCTGCGTCTTGGAAACCGCATTTATTACCGTGGCAACAGAATTACTGGTGTAACTTCCGCCAAGTCCAGCAGAAATATCGCACCCTATTACATACTCCGAATGAGCCGCTGTTGGCCTATCATTGTTGTCCAAGTGGACCCAGAGCCGCAAAGGTCCATCATCAGAGCGATCAAATATTGGGTCAAGGGTATCTGAATCATAACCGAACACACCCCTAACAAACGGCATCATGACATTCTTTTGCCCAGCCTCGTATAAATCCTTGCCAAAAATCTGGTAGTCCGAACCACCGTAATCCCGATCAAGCTCCTGGGCTACGCTCTGGGGCGTAGCACCAGGACGCAAGCACTCCGCATCGTAGTAGGGGCTGCGAACCTTGCCATCAAAAACATAATCGTAACCAGCGGGGAACTTGTATTCCTTATCAATGATCTGAAGTTCGGTACCCTCGGTAGTGTACATACCCTTGCTTCTGTCTGGATGTTTCTTCCAGTCCATGATTATCTTTACCATGGAAGAAGGGGTGTGCATCACGTCATAGTAAGCACCAGCAGACCCCTTGGGGGTAGACACAAACACGCGACAATCAGTCGCGTGTTGCGTGGCACTCTGGGCCTCGTAATCAGCACCATTGGGAAACGCAGCAAATTCGTCCAGGGCAATAGCCTTTTTACGGCCACCCCGGAAAGCATCCTCGGTAGTGGTAGCACCCTCGAAGGTACTTCCGTTATCCCGGTTCTCCATCAGCATCATGGAGCGGTAGACGTTCTTGGGCCTCATCCACTTGGGAAGGCCGCCCTTGCGGCCTTCACCATGCAGCAGGAAGTCCAACTTCCAGAAGAGCGTATCCTTCTTGCCCGGCTTATCCACCAGGTCCGCAGTACGGCTCATGATCCCAAAACTGGAAAAATCCTCGAACATCCAACCATGGAAGAACAAAGTCAGGAACATCCACGTAGCACCTAGATCTCGGCTCTTTTCCACGCCTATGTCTTGCAGGCCAAGGACCTCCTTCATCTGAAGAAATGCCTCATCCTGGTATTCATACGTCAGGAACGGTATTACGTTAGATGTCGTGCCACGCAGCCTGCTGCTGCGAGGCTCATATAGCCAACAGAAGGCATTGATAAAGAACAGGATGTCCTGCTTGCACGCAGTCCAAAGGCTCCGCCTGCGATCAGAAGTATCCGCCCAGGATATCAACTCGCGCCGATACTCCAGGTTTTCCTTCAATGTTTTAGGTACTTGGTGATAAAGGGTCATCCGGCATCATCGCATGAGATAACATTGCTTCCAGTTGCATGATTGACTCTCCTGTGTCCCCCATCCCCTGGTCCTCGGCTTGCTTCCCCTTGCCCTTTAGCTGCTCGCGAATGACAAGCTCCATGAACTTGCCTTCGTTTTCGGTTGCCCAGACAAGCATATTCCAGGCACCCGGGGTGGGTGACTCTGGTGGAGTCACCCCCCATTGATGTCGTTCCCCCCGAGTTTTGTGCAAATTGTGAAACACGAAAGCAATCTCAATCGGCAGATCCGAATCGTTGATGTCGTATTCCTTGAGCAACTTATCAACGTCCTGGTCCAGAACCCTGCGGGCCTCCTCCTTCTTGGCCGCCAGCAGCGCACGCTCATGTTCCGGACCCTCATATCCCATATCAACCATCGTCTGGAACTGGGCCTTCAGGAAGGGCAGCCCTTCAGCCATGTACTTCCGGTAGCTCTCGCGGTATTCGTTAAATCGGTTTTCGCGACGCATCCTGTCCACGAATAGCTTGCGGGGAGAATCGCTTTTCTTTTTTTCTGTCATTTGGTCTTTAGTATCCTGTAAACCGGGACGGCGCTGGAGTGCAGGAAAGTCAACGCAATCACATCTGCATCCATTTCCGTATCACTAAAGTTTACCGTCCACTGCCCATTCCCCTCATGCGTAAAGGACCCAGCCACAGCACCCTGGGTTCCCCCATCCTTGGTTATTTTTCCTGTGACGGTTCCGCTCGTAATGGCGGAACCGTCACTGGCATTAAGCAGCACGAAGGGATACCCCGTGACCGCAACACCCTTTAGGAAATGCTCTTCCTCCATGGCATCACCCAGCAACACATTGCTCTGGAAAATCACCGCCTTAATTGTTTGCACGTCAATCGAGGAAAACCCACGAGTGACAATATACTCAATCGTATCAGACCCTATAAAACCAGGGCCCACGAGATCCTTGATCGCCATTAACCAGACCTCGTTCTGCTTGTAGGACTGCTCTCGCTGTTGATCGTCCACGTCATCGCCGTGGTGCTGCCATCAATCTTCTTGCCGGTAATCGTTGTACCCGAGATACTGAACTCTCCCACGGTGCAGTAGATCATGTACAGCAACTGGGCAGGAGTCGCTGCCGCGCCATCACTGGCGTATGACTCCGTAAGCGCCGTTGTCCAGACATCGGCAAGTCCCTCCAGGCTATCCGTGGCGTAAGCATAGTCGCTGGTATCCCCGGTCTTTGTCATGATGTTGGACAGTACAGTGCCGTCAGGAATCTCTGTTGTCATGTCCGCATTGCTTGCAACCGGCGTCTTCATCAGGTGATCCAGGTTGTAGGCAATCAACGCCGCAGCTGCACTGGTCTGCACAGCATCCGTAGCGTCAGCACCCTCAATGGTGCTGACGTTCACACCCTCACCAAGAGATTCCAGGCTATCGGTAGCATAGGCATAATCACTGGTGTCACCCGTCTTGGTCATCAGGTTCGAGAGGACCGTACCATCTGGCACCTCCGTCGTCATATCAGCGTTACTGGCGACA